CACTTCATGCTTTTATAAAAGATAATCCTGAAGTCTTTTCTTGGTTTGACAAGACAACGAAAAATTCTAATATCAAAGAAAGGTGAAGAAAAATGAAACTATATTTAGTTCATAGAAACGATAGCGTAGACTACGACGAGTATGAATCGGCAATTGTTGTTGCTGAATCGCCGGAGGATGCGATCCAGATGTTGAAAACATCCCTTGAAGAGAAGTATGGAGAAGGGAAAGAAGAGATGTGGGGAAATTTCGATGTGACCGTAAAAGAAGTTGATCTAAACGAGCAAAAAATAATTCTTCAAATGCTTTCTGATCCGATTGATATCGACCTGCTTATGTACACATGTCCAGTTTGTCATTATCGCTTCTTTCAGAATAGAGCCGGAAATCATTCTTGAATCTTGGAACGAAGAATAGCCATGGAAAAGATTACACTCACTTGTCCTAAATGCCATAATCGGTTCAGAGAGCAAAAGAAAATTGCTCCGGAATTATCCGATCCAATTGATATCGACCTGCTGATGTACACCTGTCCAATATGCCATTGGCGTTTCCTACAGAATCCAAGATCAAAACTTCAGTCAATCGAGTGTACTGTCGATGGCATAAAATTTCAGTCACGTCTTGAAGCAAGACGATACACGCAATTGAAGCAGATGGAGCAGGAAGGCGTCATCCGCAACTTAGTTTTGCAACCAAAGTTTCTGCTTCAAGAAAGGTTCAAAGACCCATACTCTGGGAAAGTGTATCAACCCATTCGGTATATAGGGGATTTTATGTATACCGACCAAACGGGACATAAAATAGTGGAGGATACCAAAGGATTCGCCACTGACACCTTCAGGCTGAAATTCAAGTTGGTAATTTATAAATATCCGGAAATTAGATTCGTGCTTTTGAAAGGAAAGGATTTCTAATGATAAAACATAACAAAATTAACGCTGCGGCAAGTAATTTGAGCACTGACGAGCTGATGAGCTGCTATCAGGCGGCGTACGATAAACTAACCCAGGAAGATCAGGACACAGTCATAGCTTGCGTCGACAGGCTGATGAGAATAAAAAACATGGGGATAGCATCAGCATGGGAGCTAACATCAAAATTAGGGATATTCTTGATAAGTAATAAAAACTTCAGGTAGCGCACGGAGAAGCGCAGGATTGAACGATAATATTAAATAGGATGAATTATATAGGGTAAGGTATTATCGTTCAAATGTAAACGTTTACACGGTGGAGAAATTATGTTCTAATTGACAAATCTCCACCGTGTTCGTTTTTTATGATAAAAACGCAATTTTGAAAATTTGTTATTTTGGTGTACAATGATTAAATAAAACCTTATCAGGAGATTATAACCATGGAAAATAACATTATATTATCCGCAGTTCTACAGGGATTATTAGAATTTCTGTTACCGATTGTCGCAGTCGCAATCATCAGCGTGTTGGTATCATGGGCGAAGCTACTCTGGGCTAAAGCCAAATCATGGAATCCCGATACCACCTACCTTCTTGAAGAAGCCGCAAAAGTTGCTGTAACTGCCGCTGAGCAGGCAGGGGCTGCAAAGTTGATCAGTGATAAAAAGGTGTATGCCATGGATATCGCTGAAAGATGGTTGGAGCAGCACGGGATCATGCTTGATATCGAACTGATTGATGCGGCGATTGAAGCAGCTGTTTACCGTCAGTTCAATTCTGAAAAGCCTGCTGAGGAAAAGTAGATTATGTCGCCCGAAGCCATAACCGCCATTGTAACAGGGGCGCTGGCGTTGATCGGAAGTATAGCCGCACTGATCACGTCAAAGGTCAACGCTGAACACAGCGCAACAAAAATTGAGTTGGATGAGTTGCGGAGGAGGATTGACGATTTGAAACAAGAATTAGAAGAAGAGCGCAACTCCAATGACAAGCTTCGGGCGCAAATTACCGCTGCTGAGGATGCCGTTGTCACTGCCGCTGCCGAAAAGCGGGAGCTTAGGCTTCAGCTTGACACAATGAAAGAAGAAATTTATTCTCGGGATAAGCAAATAAAGCAAGATCAAAATACGATGAAAGATCAAGATGCCAAGATCAAGGAGCAAGATGCCAAGATCAAGGAGCAAGATGCCAAGATCAAGGAGCAAGATATCAAGATCAAAGAGCAAGATGCTAAAATCAAAGCTCTTGAAAACCGCGTAAATGAGATGGAAGAGCTGCTGAAAAAACACAATATTTGTAGCGGAGGATGTGCAGATGCAACTGATTAAGCCATTTAATGGGAATTATCCCGTTACGCAGGCATTCGGTGAAAAAACGACTGATCCTAAAGGTCACAATGGCATTGATTACGGGTTGCCGCTCGGGACGCCGGTTTTAGCAGCGGCAGATGGCGAAGTTTGGAAAGCCGGCTGGGATTCGACCGGCTACGGAAATTGCGTGATGATAAAGCATCCGGACGGAAGCGGCACAGTTTACGGGCATCTGCTTAACTGGTCTGTCTATGCCGGACAAAAAGTAAAAGCCGGTGAAAAGATCGGAAATTCAGGCAACACTGGAAATTCAACCGGTGCGCATCTTCACTTCGAATATCGGACGAAGTACGACAATTACAAGACGGCTGTTGATCCGTCGGCATATTTTACGGAAGCCGTACCTTCAGGGAGCACTTTTACAGGGGGATGGTATGAGATAGTTTGCGATTCGGGAGTAAACATTCGTATTTCACCAGCAGGGTCGTTGAAAAGCTGGTTGCCAAAAGGTGTACGCGTCCATCTGACGGGGAAAACTGCCACCGCGAATAATCTTGATTGGGTCGAAATCGAAGGCGGCTATTGGGTTGCGCGTGCTGATTCGGAAGGAACTGTATTGATTGAGGATATTTATGAGTGAAATCAAATGGAATCTAAAAACATATAATATCAGTGAATTGACCGATTATTATAAAAATCCGCGCCAACTGACAGATAAACAATTCAACCAGTTGAAAAAATCGATTGACAAATTCGGGATGATCGACAAACCGATCATTAACGCTGATGAAAAGCATACCGTGATTGGCGGGCATCAGCGATTGCGCGGTTGCGATCCAGCGGTGGGTGGATGTTACCGGCGGAAAGCCAGAGGTAGTCCAGTAATGCTGGACTAAACAGGACAATGGCTGCAACTGAAAAACGCAAACCGGGGACGTTCGCCAAAGGTGATCCACGGATAAATCGAAACGGCAGGCCGAAGAGCTTTGACGCCTTCAGAAAACTCGCTGTTCAAATAGCGAATGAAGTAGTGATGAAAGATGGCGAACCGGTAACTATAAACGGACATGTTCTCACGGTGGCTGAAGCTATCCTCCGGCAATGGGCTTCAAGCAAAAATCCAAAGCTTCAGATGGCGTTCATCGAAGTCGCGTTCGGTAAGCCGCCGGAAAATGTAAACGTTCATGGCGAATTCGAGAAGGCAGAAGTAATCCTGTACCTTCCTAAAAAAGAAGATCATGAAGACGGTCATCAAACCGCAACCGAAACAGGAATTATTCCTTAAATCCAAAGCGGATATTACTATTTTTGGCGGCTCTGCCGGCGGAGGGAAGACCTACGCTCTGCTGTTAGAGCCGCTTTATCATCGTGATGTTTCAGGTTTTGAAGCGGTCATATTTCGCCGAACGATGGCAGACATTACGCGACCGGGTGGTCTATGGACTGAGGCGTCGAAGATTTACCCGCTTTTCAATGGAGAACCTAACGCGTCTCGGTATTTTTGGACATTTCCGAAGGGTTCAAAGATCAGCTTCGGCGGTTTGCAGTATGAGGCAGATCTTTACAGTTGGCGTGGGGCGCAGATTTGCTTTCTTGCTTTTGACCAGCTCGAAACATTCACCTACCAGCAATTCATTTATCTGATGAGCCGTAACCGGTCTGTGTGCGGCGTTAAACCGTATATCCGAGCATCATGTAACCCGGAACCCGGATGGTTGGCAGACTTTTTATCGTGGTGGATTGCCGATGACGGTTACGCTGACCTTAATCGTATCAATCGCATCCGCTGGTTTATCGCCAAAGACGAACAGATCATATGGCGCGATACAAAAACTGAGCTGTTGGCAGAATATCCGGATATCATGCCGCGATCATGCACTTTCATTCCATCAACGATTTATGACAACCGAATATTGCTCGAAAAAGATCCGGGCTATATCGCAAACCTTCAAGGGCTGTCAAAGGTCGATCGGGAGCGGCTTTTGGGCGATCCGCAACGCGGCGGCAACTGGAAAATTGTCGATACCGCCGGTAATGTATTCAACCGCTCATGGTTTAAGATTGTCGATGACTGGGACAAGAAATTACCAGGTTGGACGGCTGTCATGCGTTTTGACTTGGCGGCAACGGCACCTTCACTGAAAAACAAAGACCCGGATGATACGGCTTGGTGCGTGATGCTGTATAATCAAAGTACGAAGAAGATATTGATCCTTGAGGCAAAGGCGATGAAATTAGAGCCGGCAGAAGTTTACAGGAAATTACAGGAGCTTGCGTTCTTTTACAGAGACTATTTTGGCTCTCTTAGCATTCCGTTCAAGGTGCGCTGGGAAGAAGAACCAGGCTCGGCAGGTAAGCGGGAGAGCCATTATACGCTGGTTCCGATGTTAGCGGGAATGGACGCCAGAGGAGTCAGATCAAGCGGAGATAAAATAACCAGAGCCAGACCGCTTGCGTCATACGCTGAGCATGGTTTAGTTGAAGTTCTGAAAGGTGATTGGACAGAGGCATATATCACTCATATGCACAACCAGCCGTCCGAACATGATGACATGATGGATGCGTCATCGGGCGCTTTTGATGATTTGGTAACAGTTTTCCAAAAAAGGGAAGCAAGGAGTTGGCAAGGATGATAAGCGATTTACAGGAAGCTTTTGAAGCGTTGCAAGGTAAACAGAGGCATGTAAAAAAGATGTACGACTACTACGACGGGAACCAACCGCTGATGTATACGGCGACCCGATTACGTGAAGTTTTCGAAAACCGTTGCGCAAGATTCTCCCAAAATTGGTGCGCGGTAGTAGTTGATTCCATACTGGACAGGCTGGAGATTACCGGCTGGGATGCGGAGGACAGGGCACGAAACGCAAAGCTCGATGAGCTTTGGTCTGACCTTCACATAGGTATCGAGGCAGATGAAGTCCACGAAGCAATGGCTGTTACCGGTGAAGGTTTTATCATTGTCGGAACGGATGAAGCCGGCAACCCGGAAGTTTACCAAAATCATCCGGCGAACGTGTTTGTCCGCTATCAAGATTCATCGCCGGCAAAGAAAAAGTACGCGGCGAAATGGTACGTAGATGGAGACTACACTCGAATAATTTTGTATTACGAAGACCGGTTCGAAAACTACTTCGCAAAAGGGAAGCCGGAGGATATCGTATCATATACGTCTTTCCAGTTTGATGAGACGGAAAGCGGTACAAACCCGACAGGCATTATACCGGTATTCCATTTCAGGAACAGCCGGCGAGGCTTGAAGTCTGAGTTGGATAACGTGATCCCGATACAGGATGCGATTAACAAGCTTTTGGGCGATATGATGGTTACTGCAGAGTTTAACGCGTTTCCGGCAAGATATATCATCACAAATGCAAATATCGACACGCTGAAAAATGCGCCGAATGAGATTTGGTCTATTCCTGCGGCTATTCGCGCAGATGAGCAAGGAACCTCTGTCGGTACTTTGGAAGCGGCAGACCTATCGAATTACTCGAACCAGATATCCGAGCTGGCAAACAGCATCGCGGTTATTACCCGAACCCCGAAACATTATTTTTATGGGGCAGACGGGCAACCTTCAGGTGAGGCGCTGATAGCGATGGAGGCACCGCTGTCTAAAAAAGCACGCAAGACGCAACAGATCCTTGATCCGATTTGGGCAGATATCGGAGCATATCTGTTGCTTTTGTCCGGCTTTGGCGATGTGAGACCTCAGGATATCACGCCGGTATGGGCACCTGTCGAGAGCATCCAGCCGAAAACTCAGGCGGAGATCCGGACGGAGAACATAAAATCTGGTTTGGCACTGTCTACGGCGTTACGATTTGAAGGAAAAAGTACGGACGAGATCAAGCAGATCATGGATGAGAAGGCGGAGGAAGCAGAACAGCAGTCTACCATGAGTGAAGCTATTCTTAACAGTGTAATTTCAAGGACGGCTCGTGAAAACACCTAAGTCGGTCGTTGATGTTGTAGAGTCCTATAAGGATAAGCTAAATAACAATGAAAAGTCAACGTTATTGAAGCTTGGCAAACAGTGGAATTCTGTCATCAAAAACCTTAACAATGACTATGTTGCCGTCGCTCAAAAAGCGAGTGAATTATCTGAATCGGGGCAAGCTGTTCCGATTCAGTATATTTATAGTATGAATCAATACCAATATCTACTGGAGCAGGCTAATATCCAGCTCGACGGATACAGCAAGTCGGCAGAAAACATCATAAGTGCATCACAGCGGGACAGCTTGCTTCTCGGTATAGACGGAGCGAATGAGGCGACAAAGGCTTTAGTCGGCGCGTCGGTAAAATGGAACATTCTGAACGTAAAAGCATACGAAACCATGATAGGAATGAGCTCGACCGGAGCGCCGCTATATGAGTTATTGAAAGCCAGTTATGGCGATATGGCAAAAGGTATCGCTGAAGCGCTACAAATCGGCATAGTACGCGGGCAAGGCGTAAACGAATTGGTAAAAAACATGATGTCTGCCGGAAACATAAGCTTCGAGCGTTCAACGCTGATAGCGAGGACGGAGATCAACCGCGCTTACCGGATGACGAATATTGAGCAATACCGGAGCACGGGGATTATCAGAGGATTTAGGCGGTATTGCTATAAACCGACGGCATGTTTGGCGTGCTTGATGATGGACGGCAAATATTATTGGATAGATCAGGAACTTGCGGATCATCCAAACGGAAAGTGCACGGCGATACCAGAATTAAATGGCATCGATAGCAGTCCATCGTGGGAAACAGGCAGAGAATGGTTCGAAGGTTTAGATCCGGAAGATCAAGAACGTATCATGGGCAGAAGCTTGTACGCTCTATGGAAAGATTATGGGATAGAGCCAAGCAGCATGGTCTACATGAGGAATGCCGGTGTGTGGGGGAGTGAGCCGGCGATAAAAAGTCTGGAGAGGCTCGGTTTCGCAGGTTTCAAGCCGGCAGCCAAGGGTTATATTTCCCCGACTGCTTATAAAGCTTTCTACACGAAAGAAGAGGCAGATGCATTTTTCCGACCGATCACGAAGGCGTTATGGGATAAGTTAACCCCGGATGAGAAAAACGCGCTCTGGGGGTACACGGAAGGCAGCGGCAAATACAACCGACCGTTACGTGGATACGTCAAAGCCGGCGAAGACAGGCTAATCTTTAAAGGGATTGGGAATGTGCCGCTCGACAATGAATTCCTCGAGGGAGAAAGCATCCGTAACCCAAACTTCATAGAAAACATGCACAATGCCATCTTAAAGTCAGAAGGAAGCGACATAAACCTACTTTTACATCGTGGAATCGATATGGAAGGTGCGGCACAATTTTTTGGCATTCCGAAAGATCACTTCCGGAATCCGGGCAATCTCGAGCTGATAAAACAAGAAATATTGGATAAAAAATTCAAAGACACTGCTTTTTTCTCATGCGGCACAACCCTAAACACCGGCTTCATGAACACGGACGTTTCGATCACAGTCAGGGTTCCGGCAGGTACAAAGATGATCTATGCCGAGCCTTTTAGTTATTTTGGTGAGCGAGGATATGCAGGCGAAAGCT